ACTTATTCGAGGTCCCCATGTTTCCTCTGCAAAATGACTGAGAGAGGCGAACAGATACACGCTTTATGGGTATGCCTGACCGCCGTGCATGCGGTATTAGGCAAGATGACCAGGCGGATGGCCGAAAAACAAGCATACAAAGAAATCGTCGAGAAATATGGAGAGGAAACACTGATAAAAGAGTTAGAAATCAGCATTAAAGAAACAATATGACATTTGTAGAACTTATGAACACCGCGACCGAAGACCAGGTTCGCAAGATGAAAATCGCAATCTTCCAGGACGGCCGCTCCGAATACACCGCCCGCTCCTACATCAGGGGCGAGCGGCGGCCGCCCATCTTCTACCAGGCTCAGATCCAGCGGCACGTCCGCCGGATCTTTAACCAGGATATCGCCCTCGACGAGCTCTTCCCCCCCAAAGCCTGACGCCATGGCCGTCCTTGTCATCATCCAGGGCCCGCCGTGCGCCGGCAAGTCCACCTGGGCGCGGGCTCAGGTGGAACAAAAGCCGTCCAGACGGGTAATCGTTTCCCGTGACGACATACGCCACTCCCTCGGCGACTACTGGGTGGAAGAACGAGAAGCCCTTGTCGCGGAGATAGAGCAGTTTACCATTACCGAGGCGCTCCGCCGTGACTTCACCGTCTATGTTGACGGGACGAACCTCGAACCGGCCCGCGTTCAAAAGCTTCAGGCGCTGGCCGACAAGCTGGACCTGCCGTATGAAAAGCAGCAGCTGTATATCAGCTTCCCGGAAGCGGTTCGCCGCGACGCAAACGACGACCGGCCCCACCACATAGGAGAAAACGCCATCCGGCAGTTCTACCAGAAATACTTCCCAGACCGGTACACCAAGGAAATAGAAGACGAGCCGGGGCCTTACCTGCTCGCCTCGCGCCCTCAGGAACTGGAAACAAGACTTGTGACCGGTGCCGACGGGCACGTCACATGGACTCCAACCCGCCGCGACCTCGAGGATATATACAAACTCGCAGGCCTACGTTTCAGCATACGCGAAATTGCCATCGGGCTGGAAATCCCGCTCGATGAAGCCCGCCGCCTTCTCACCATGGAAGGGACCGAAGCTTATGACCGCTACCAGGCCGGCAAGCTGCAGGTGGAAACCAGGTATCGAGACCGGATTCGCCGCTCCGCAGAAGCCGGAGACCTCGACGCCATCGCCCTGCTCGAGAAGTGGGCCGTGGAGCAGCGCAAATACGAAAACGGATTCTAAATCATGCTCGACCTTTCAGAAATAGACATCGAACGCGCGTCGCTCAGAGAAATCGAGGAACGCAACTCCATCATGCCGCACGTAGAGCAGCCGGAACGCCAGACCGACGACGCGGACTACGAGCTGGAAGGAGCAGCCGTCTCCAAGGCCCTGAAGACCAGGTACGCATACAGGCGAGCCTACTCCGAAATGGAGCTGCTCGACGCCCTGAACGCCCCCGGATTCTTCTTCGAGCCCGGAACGAGCTACAACTTCATGACGAGAGGAGATGTCGACGCACTGTCCTTCCTGAGGCTCATCCTCCGGATCCAGGACGTCGAGCGCCTGACGCTCAGCACCTGGTGCGTAGCTCCGGACGACGTGCTGCAGCTGAAGAAGTGGATCACAGAAGGACGCATCGGCCGGCTCGACGTCTGGCTCGGCGAGATATACCGCGGAAACTCCGGCCGCCACGGCGTGACCGTCGCATCGATGCGGGAGGCCCTGAAGGATCTTCCGGGAGTAACGGTGCGCGCCGGGCGCAACCACGCCAAGGTGATGGCCGGCCGCGGCCGGCTCTTCGACTTCGTCATATTAACCTCGGCGAACATCAACACCAACCCCCGTATTGAGAGCGCCGTGGTCCAGATCCCGGAAGACCACAGCCTCGTCACCTTCTATGAAGACTTTTTTGCCACCGTCAAAGAGATATGATGATTACACTTAACCTGCCACCCGAATGGATCGACCGCCTCGAGAAGGCCGTGGAGATGTACGCAAAGAACCTCTCCAGGTACATCAACAAATCCCTCGACGACATCCGCGAAATAGAGATATACCAGCTGATCCTCGAAGAAATCCGCAAGGAAAAACTGGCTCAATGATTATATGCTATGGCATGCGATTATAAAATAACCAAAGAGGATATATACGCCGCGACCGAAGGCGGCAAGGCCGTCATCCTCAGCATTTATCCCCAGAGCGCAGCCGGATTCAGCGGCCGCCGGAACTTCCGCATCCGCGAAGGCGACGACCGTAAGCCCTCCTGCACCGTGTTCCAGAAGGACGGCGTATGGTTCCTGCAGGACAAAGGCGGCGGCGATACGAAGGCCTACACGGCCATAGAGCTCGTCCGGAAGGAGTACAACCTTAACTACCCGCAGGCCCTGGAATGGATCGCCTCCAAGTTCGCTCCCGATCTGCTGCAGGGGAAGGACGTACGGGACGCCTCCGTCCCGAAGCCGGAGATGGAACGGGTGCCTGGCCAGGACTCAATGACCGTGCAGCTGCGCTCGGGCGGAAAGTTCACCCAGGCGGAACTGGATATGCTCGGCCGCGGCATCACCCAAGAATTGTGCGAGCAGTTCAGCCTCTGGCCTATGGCTTATTATATCACCGCCCGGACCGCCAAGGGTGACTCCTGGAAGATCACCGCCAATCCGGAATATCCGGTCTATTACTACGACTACGGCGACTACGGCAAGATCTACTGTCCCCTTGGAGATATCCGCTTCTACTGGAAGGATAACAAGACCGTCCAGGAAGCCGACGACCGGGCTGCAGACGAGGCCCGCAAGCAGGGCCAACCTGCCCCCAAGCGCCGCTTCATCCCCTTCAGTGGGGAAAAGGAATTCATGGCCAGGTATCGGGCCGTGGTCAACAAGGAATGGAATCCGCAGCGCACCACCGTTTCCGAAGACGGCGAGAGCGAGGAACAGGTCGACATGACCTGGGACAAGCTCATCATCTGCAGCGGCCCTTCAGATGCCCTTAACGTCCGGCGTTCCAGCCCGGACTACCACGTCTGCTGGCCGAACAGCGAGACGGCCGACATCACTCCGGAGCAGTACGGCATCCTCAGCAAGCTGGCCAAGCACATCTACCTGCTCTTTGACGCGGACGATACCGGTGTGAAGCAGGCCCAGAAAAATGCCCTTTCCTACCTCGACATATCCGTGATCCAGCTCCCTGCAGACCTGTCTTCCTTCAGGACGCGGCGAGGCAAACCGTGCAAGGACGCCAAGGACTTCTTCGTCCATTACCGGCATCCGGAACTGGGAAGCGTTGACGACATCTTCGCAAACATGGTGAAGATGGCCGGCTCGCTGAAGTTCTGGCAGGAGAAGCGCGACCGCACCGGCACCCTCACCGGCTACGATATCAACAACTCTCAGATGTACGCGTTCCTGCAGGCGATGGGATTCTTTACTATCGACGACCCCGGCCATCCCAGGGGCTACTGCCACATCCACGAGAACGTCGTCGAGATGATCCCTCCGGAAGAGATCAAGGCCCGCTGTATGGCGCAGCTGCAGGAGTTCCTGGTTCAGCACCCTCAGTACTACCGCCAGGCCCTCGCAAACTCGATTTTCCGAAGCAAACAGGTATCCCCGGACTCCTTCTCCAACCTCAAGAGGATACACCCGAATTTCGACGCCTATACGGCCGATGCGGACTACTTCTTCTTCCGGAACGGAGTTTTCAAGGTGACGGCCGACGGCATCGAGCACCTGAAGGCCGGCAGCTGCCCGTACATGGTCCACTCCGACAAGATCATCGACCACGACCTCAAGGTTGAAGCGTCATTCTTCTCGATCCGCCGTACGCCGGAATACGAAGGGGCCTTGTCCCTTCTCCGGCGCTGCACCCCCCGAACCCCCGAGTATGTAGAACAAAAAAAGCAAGTTGACGCGATAAAGGACATCAGGCAGTACGACCTCGAGATCCTCCGCCCGGACTTCGACTGGCTGCAGTTCGTCTACAACACCGGCCGCGTCTACTGGCAGGAAGAGAACGCCGGCTATATCCTCTCAGAGGACCAGCGCCGCGAGCACGACCTGAATTTCATCTCCAAGGTGGTGCTGCTCGGCTATATGCTCAGCAAGCACAAGGATGCTGCCAAGCCCTACGCGGCATACGCCATGGAGACTGAGCAGGGTGAAGTAGGAGAGCATCGCGGCGGTACCGGAAAGAGCATCCTCCTGGGAAGCGTCGAGCGCCTGCGCCGGCAGAACTATATCGACGGCCGGCACATCAAGACCGACAAGATGGACTTCATCCTCCAGGGCGTCCGGAAGGGCTACACCGACACCGTGTACATCGACGATATCAACCACCGCGTAGATATGCACATATTTATGAACTGGATCACCGGCAAGATGGAAGTCAACGCCAAGTATGCCGACAAAGTGACCCTGTCGTTCAAGGACTCGCCGAAACTGGCCCTGTCGAGCAACCACGCCATCACGGACTTCGACGGCTCGCTGCGCCGCCGCATCTGGTTCGCGGCCTTCAGCAACTACTACCACTCCGAAGATCCCGAGCAGGGGATGAAGGCCTATACCCCCGACATGGACTTCCACCGTACCCTTATTGATGACTATAACACAGAAGAAATGAACCACTTTTACAACTTTATGCTCCAGTGCGTCCAGTACTGGAAGAAGTACCGCGTCCGGATCCAGCCGGCGATGCGAGCCATCGAGATGCGCAACCTCAAGAAGGCAATGACCCAGGAATTCCTCTACTGGGCTGAGAGCTATTTCACCGAAG